GTGGACTGTGATCATTGAACACATTCCAGAAAAACATCGTAAAGATGTTGCCGCAGACTATGTTAATACACTATTAGATTATGGCGTTAAAGATAGTGTATTAGAAAGTCTACAAGGTGTAGATCCTTATTTAGACCAAGCCATTGAGTATGCTATCGATGGTGAGGAAATTGAGGAAGATGAAGACAACGATTACAACGACGAGTACGAGGACTAAGTGAATTGGTACGATAAAGTTTCAAAGGATATTTCAAATATTCCCGATGCAGTATCTTATTATGAAGCTGAATTAATAGCAGCTAAAATAGATTGCAAAGTATCAGGAAGCCTTGAAAAAATCTCGGCAAATATGCCTGGCATTGTTGAAACTCGTTTCAATCAGCTTCAAGAGATTGAAGGTATTCTAGAATATCTTAACATCGAACTTCGCAGACTTCGTAGTCAGCATTTCCGTAAGTATCTCGAAAACTATCAACGCAGCTTATCTTCTAGGGACTGTGAAAAGTTTGTAGAAGGTGAAGCTGACGTTGTAGATTTTGAAAAAATTATCAATGACTTTGCCTTACTTAGAAACAAGTGGTTAGGCATAATCAAAGCACTTGATATTAAACAATGGCAAGTATCAAATATTGTTAAACTTAGAACAGCAGGATTAGAAGACGCAACCTTATGAGAATTGTAGTAACTGGCGGTTTAGGATTAATCGGACACAATGTAGTTAAAAAATTAGAGCAACAAGGTCACGAAATTGCCGTAGTAGACACAAGAACAAATTACGGTATCATTCCTCAAAGTGAAATTAATTATCTAATTAGTGAACGACTAAAAATAATTAAAAGCGATCGTCTGTACAAAATAGATATTACAGATGTTAACGGAATTGATTGGTTATTTGAAAAACACAAACCTGAAATAGTTATTCATTTAGCGAGCTTCCCCCGTCAAAAAGTCGTAAATGCAAATCCTTGCCTAGGCTCGAGAACTATGAGCGAAGGATTATTAAATCTATTAGAGAATTGTAAAAAACACAAAGTTCAACGATTCTTATATGCCAGTAGCAGTATGGTATACGGTGATTTTGAAGACTTTGTTACCGAAGATGCTGTATGTCGACCACAGGGTCAGTATGGCGTTATGAAATTAGCCGGAGAATGGCTGGTTAAAGATTATCAAAAACACGGTATTGATTATACTATTTTTAGACCTAGCGCAGTCTATGGCCCGTTGGACGTTGAAGATAGAGTTATTAGTAAATTTTTATTAACTGCAATGCGTGGCGGTGTTCTCAAAGTAAACGGAGTAAATGAAACTTTAGATTTTACTTATGTTGATGATGCAGCCAACGGTATAGTCGATGCTATAAAAGTTGAAACAACAAAAAATAAGACATATAATATTACAAAAAGTCACAGCAAAACATTATTGGCTGCTGCCGAGCTAGCGGTAAAATTAGTTGGTCGAGGCAGTATAGAAGTTAGAGAAAAAGATGCAGACTTTCCTAGTCGAGGAGCTCTGGACATTACTGCTGCTCGTCGAGATTTCAACTTCGATCCTAAGATAGATATTGATGAAGGATTTGAAATCTATTATCATTGGATTAAAAATTCAGAATACTGGAAAAATAATCTGTAATTATATGAGCAGATAAATACCTGTATGAAAAAGATTGGAAGATAATGGGTAAAAGATTAAGTCCTGAAGAATTAGAACAAACTACTATAGTCGATGGATGGGTCTGGCCACTAAAAGATGTAAAGTGTTGGCCGTGGTTACAAAATGAAAAAGATTTACCCGACTTAATTTCTCGTCATTGTAAACAAACTAGAGTAGTAGTAGAAGCTGGCGGTAATGCAGGGTTTTATGTTAAATCTTATGCTAGATTATTTAATGTAGTCTATACATTCGAACCTGAAAATTTAAATTTTAAATGTTTAGTTGCAAATGTTACTGAAAAAAATGTAATAAAAATGCAAACCTGTATTGGATATGATAGAAATTTAGTTAATTTAACAACTAGCAGACGCAACATAGGAATGTATCATGTTGATATTGACGAAAACAAAAATTTTACAGAGGGAATGATCCCTACAATTAGAATAGACGATTTAAATTTAAAAGTCTGTGATCTTATACACCTAGATATTGAAGGATTTGAATTTGAAGCATTAAAAGGAGCCGAAGATACAATTAAACGGCTTAAACCAGTGATAGCAGTAGAATGGATGAATCATGGTAGTACATTTGGAACTACTGACGAAACTATACAGATTTATTTAGAACAGCTTGGCTATAGGAGTGTAGAAAAAGTCTATCACGAAAATATTTTTACTTATCAAGAATGATTTTTCATACTGCTGCTGATCCAATTTATTTTAATGAGTTTTATAATACTTATTCTAATTCAATAAAGCAATATTTTGATAGTCCCCTTTTTTCTCTTAATTTTGTAGGGTCGGATTGTCAACATCCTGCTGTTGATTATTTTTTTCATGATAAAATTTCTTTTGAAGAAATTAAAATTAAATTTAAGGTAGACGATCGGGCGGCCGCTGGATATTACTGCATGAGCCGATGGAATTCTATTCCTGTATTAAACGATCACGTGTGTGTATCCGATGTTGATGTTATAGCAATAAATTCTATCGATAATATCTTAATTAACGATCTGTTAGAAAAACATAAAGTGGTAAATCTTACTCGACTAAAACCAAAAACAGGTGGAGAGGGCGGAATGATGATAATTTTTCTACATAAAGATATCTGCCAAGAAATAAAAGATTTTTCTAAACAATTATTAGAAAATAAACCTTTATGTTGGGGCACTGATATAGATGTACGGAATTATCTATATAATAACTTTGACGTGAAAAATTTACTGAAGATGAAAGAAATAAGCAAATCATCTAATCAGGCCGTTGACAATCCTTGGTTTATTTACAGCAAAGTTAATAAATTTAATAATCTAACTCGTGTTTATAATTCGTCATTAACTTAGCAGATAAATATCTGCATGAAAACACTGGTTCTAATTACCGGAGGATTCGATCCTCTACACTCAGGACATATTGCCTATATTCAATCAGCAAAAAAACTAGGCGATGTTCTAGCAGTCGGTATAAATTCCGATGTATGGCTAACTCGTAAAAAGGGATCAGCATTTATGCCCTTTAACGAGCGTATGAACATTGTTAAAAATATCAAAGATGTTGATTTTGTTTTAGAATTTAATGACGATGATGGCAGTGCAAAATCTGCAATTAAGTTAGCTAGACAAACTTGGCCCGATCATAAAATTATTTTTGCTAACGGCGGAGATCGAACAAATTCTAATATTCCAGAAATGGACTGCGGAATTGACAATGTAGAATTTGTATTCGGAGTAGGTGGTTCAAATAAAATGAACTCTAGCTCTTGGATTTTGCAAGAATGGAAGGCCCCTAAAACTGAACGTCCTTGGGGATATTATCGAGTTTTACATGAAGTTCCTGGAATGAAAGTTAAAGAACTTACAGTAGAACCTGGAAAAAGCCTTTCTATGCAAAGACATAAATTAAGATCTGAATACTGGATAGTCAGTGAAGGTCAAGCCGTAGTCAACAGAGCCACCCCATTAGATTACCAACTACCATCTGCAGAATTAGATAAACATGACCAATTACACGTTATCAAACAAGAGTGGCATCAACTTACAAATCCGTACGATCATCCTTTAAAACTTGTAGAGATACAGTATGGGGAACAGTGTATTGAAGAGGATATTGAACGACGATGATTCCAATTTTTATAGGATATGATCCTAGAGAAGCAATTGCTTTTCATGTTTGTTCTAATAGTATTATTAGACATAGTAGTCAGCCGGTTAGTATAAATCCTCTGGCTTTAAATATTCTTAAAGGATATGAAGAAAAACACACCGACGGTAGCAATCATTTCATATATAGTAGATTCCTAGTTCCTCATCTAATGGGATATAAAGGATGGGCAATCTTTATGGACGGTGATATGATTCTTCGAGATGATATTGTAAAACTATGGGAATTAAGAGATGAATCAAAAGCCGTACAAGTCGTCAAGCACGATTATAAAACCAGAATGATTGAAAAGTATTTGGGATCGAAGAACGAGAATTATCCTTGTAAAAATTGGAGTTCTGTTATTCTTTGGAATTGCGGCCATCCTGCAAACGCTATTGTAACTCCTGAGTTTGTACAAAATGCCACAGGTGCTCAAGTACATAGATTCACCTGGCTGACTAACGATCTAGTGGGCGAATTACCTCGAGATTGGAATTGGTTAGATATTGAATACGATCATAATCCCAATGCTAAATTAATACATTACACCTTAGGAACTCCTTGTTTTCATGAGTTTTCAGATCAAGGATCGTTTGCCAACGAATGGCATAGAGAGCGAATCTATACAGAATACTGTCAACAACATGATCTTCCTAAGTAAAGACGGCCAAGACGAATACATCAATATGTTGGCCGCCGGTTGCCGAGATAAAATTACTAATACCGAAAATTTTATCTACGATTCCAGTACAGATCCAATTGTAATGAGAGGAATTCTTAAAAAGAAAATTATCCATAAGTGCTGGGAAGATCAAAGAGATTTTTATTACATGGACACCGGTTATTTCGGCAATGAAAGAACTTCAACAAATCCTAACGGTTGGAAATATTGGCATCGAATTGTAAAAAATGATCTTCAGCACAGTGAAATCATTCCTAGAAAAGACGATCGATTTAAAAATTTTAAAAAGAAATTTCATCCCTGGAAGAAAAATGGCAGAAAAATTCTTATAGCCAAGCCAGACGAAAAACCTATGAGATTCTACGATTATGATCTTGATATCTGGCTGGCTCATACAGTTAATGAAATAAAAAAATACACAGATCGTCCTATAGAAATAAGAGACCGTGCTGCTAAAAGAATTGATCGAACAGTGCATGATACATTACAACAAGCACTTGACGATGATGTGTTTGCATTAGTGACATTTAACAGTGTGGCAGCTACAGAGTCGATATTTTATGGAATACCGGCATTTACCTTGGCTCCATCAAATGCTGCTAGTCCTGTGTCTTTACAAGATTTATCAAAAATCAACGAACCTTATTATCCGGACTCGGATAAATTATACGCATGGGGCTGCCATTTAGCATATGGTCAGTTCCATAACAGTGAACTACGAAACGGCAAAGCCATGGAGATCTTATTAAATGGATGAAGAATTATTTAGAAAATCAATATCAGGATCGGCTCCTCCGATTTTTCGAGGAGTGGTTAAAAGAAAGCACATACACAGGTGTTGGGAAACAAAACAGGACTTTTACTATACTGACACCGGATATTTTGGAAATTTTATAAGCCCCGGAAATCCTAGCGGAAAAAAACTATTTCATAGAATAGTTAAAAATGATCTGCAAAAACACTGGCTAGAAGAATATCCTAGTGATCGATGGCAAGAAATTTGCAAAATTGATCCTCGGTATCAGTGGAAAGGCTGGAAGAAAAAAGGTAATAAGATTTTAGTAATCGTTCCAAATAGAAAATCATGTGTATTCTATGGTTACGAAGAGGGCAAGAGCAAAGATCGAGATGAAACTAAGCCTACTTGGTTAATGAATACAATAGAAACTATCAAAAAACATACAGACATGGAAATTGTTATCAGGGAAAAAGGTAGTAGATCAGCTAGACAACACTATTCAATATTCGATGCTTTAGATGAAGGAGTGTTTGCAACAGTAGCATTCAATAGTATTGCAGCGTTAGAATCTGTAATATATGGCATACCAGCGTTTGTTACTGTACCCTGTGCAGCATCTCCGTTAGCATTAACTGATCTCAGTCAAATATCGAAACCTTTTTATCCAGACGAAACACTAATACAACAGCACTGTGCTTCGTTGGCCTACGGACAGTTTACTCATGAAGAAATAGCCAACGGCACAGCATGGAAAATATTAAGCAAATGAAACTTCTACTTAACGATAAAGAAATTGCAAGATTCTTGATAGAGTTGGTCAATGTTAGAGATAGCTGTGCGCATATAGAAATGGATCAGCGGCATACAGCTAGTCAGATAGCATGGGTCATTGAAACTAGAGATAAACCTAAGTTTAATATTGAAAAACAACAGGACAAAATAAAACAAAAAATTACTCAAGGAGTTCGAAAAGACCTCAAAGCATGGATGGATACTGTTAATCAACAAATCACAAATCACAAGCAACATGTTTATAAAAATATATACAATCATCTTGAAATATTCATTGATAGATTAGGTCAAAAACAGATCTTAGAATTGTACAAAACGCATCCAAAAAAAGATTTTATTAAGACTGTAGGACTGCAGATCGACCCCACAGCGAACATGATTCGTCGTAGAGATTTCTCGATCAGCACAGAAGACTGCTTGTTGAGAAATACCGTAGGCAATGAAAATATCATTGTTGATAAAATTGATAATAATCTTCCTTTTTGGTTTATAGACAGCGGGTACACTAATTTTATTGAGCCTAATAAAAAGTGGCATAGACTTACTCGAAATCATTTGCACTTTAATAATCAATTTGTTGCTCCTGCAGATAGATTGAAAAATTTTACAGAATTTCCAAAGCCGTGGCGTAAAGATGGTAAGAAAATATTAATTATCGAGCCAGGACCATTTGCTGCCAGTATTATGCACATAGATGCAAAATTATGGACTGATCATGTTGTAAGCGAGTTGAAAAAATACACAGACAGACCTATAGAGGTTAGATCAAAAATCAATAAAAAAGTTAGAACCAATCTTTATCAGACACTTCTCAACGGTGACTACTATTGCACCATCAGCATAAATTCTAACAGTGCTATAGAATCTATATGGGCCGGAATTCCTGCTATTACTCTTAATAAACATGTCAGCAATTCAGTGACTAGAAGCAATCTTTCGCAAATTAACGATCTATATTATGGCGCTTTGGGCGATTGGTTAGCATGGCTCAGTTACTGTCAATTTACCTATGACGAACTAATGGACGGAACAGCATTAAAAATTATTAAGGAATATCACGGTGTCTAAGATTATTGCCGTGGCCTATTATGCCGGCATACCTCCTACCAATAAAAATGCAGAAAAGCCGCAGATATTAGATTATTTTTGTCAAGGAGTAACCGCTTCGGGAGATACTGCTATTGCTCATCGAGGGTTAAACGCTTTAAACTGCGATGTAGCACTAATACAGGGATTTGTACACGAGCATGGAAAGTCGGCACCCCATCTGCAACTAAGACAAAATGCAGTGTCTCTACAAAAGAAAAATCAACAAAGATCTTTGATCGTAGACAGTAGTTTGTTTTTATATTCTAATAAATCTAATCCTTTACACTATCTAAGATATAGTTTCGATGGCGTTTTTCCAACTACAGGGTTTTATTTTGATCAAGACATAGATCCTAATCGATGGATACAGATCAGTAAAGATTTAGGAATAGAGTTAAAACCTTGGAGAGTACAGGGTAATCATATTTTAATTTGTCTACAGAGAAACGGCGGATGGTCAATGAGAGGACTAGATGTAATCCAATGGATGAACTCAACTATTTTAGAAATAAGAAAATACAGCAAAAGACCGATTGTAGTTAGAACACATCCCGGCGATAAAAAAATCAGTAGCTACCTTAAAATAAATCATAAATCGGTATCACTTAGTGATAGAACCGATCTTAGAGAAGATTTGCAAAATGCCTGGGCAACAGTGGTGTATAATAGTAGTCCTAGTGTAGCCAGTATTATAGAAGGTATTCCTGCGTTTCTTACAGATACCCAGCCTCAACATAGTCAAAGTCTTGCAGTAGCCAACACTGACATAAGTAGAATAGAAGATCCAGTAATGGTTGACAGACAACAATGGATAGAACGACTGTCTATGTGTCATTGGAAATTTGATGAATTAAAATCAGGTGCTGCTTGGCAATTTTTTAAGAAATATATATGAAAGATTATAAATGGAACGCAGTTTTTAAACCTCTAATAACAAAATACAAACCAAGAACATTCTGCGAAATTGGATGTCATGAGGGATTAACATTAAAATCGTTAACATCACTAACTAAAGAGATCGGATACAAAATTAAATATGTTGGTTACGATGCATTTGAAATGGCTGAAAGGCCTACATTTGAATATCCAAAAAATCCTATTACAGGAGAAATGGAGCACAACGGAAAAGAATCTGCTTCCTATCAGGTAATCAAAGAAAGATGCGACAAATATGTTAAGAACGAATTATTAGAATCTTACAAATTGATTAAGGGATGGACACACGAAACATTAAATGGACCGTTGATGTTTGATATGGTATATATCGACGGAGGACATTCGTACTCTACAGTTAAGTGGGATTACGAGCAGGTAAAAGACAGCAAGATAATAATCTTCGACGACACCTATTCAGTAAAGTTTCCAGGAGTAGCTAAGTTTATAGAAGAATTAAAAAATTCAGGAATAACAATAACAGAACTAATCGAAAAAAACGATACAGAAAAAACTATAATGCAATGTGCAATTATTATTAATGAGAATGCAATATGAAAAAATTAGACAATGGATGGACAGTGCCTATTAACGATCAACGGGTCACCCTTTTGCTCGAAAAAGATCAATCTATGTATGAGCCCTACTACGAATCTAAATTTATGCAGGCAGTAATTACCCATTTACCGAATAAAAGAACATTTGTGGACGTTGGTGCTAACGTAGGCATATGGAGCTTGCCAATGACTAAACATTTTTCTAAAGTGATTGCCTACGAACCGTCAAAACAAAATATAGAATGTATCAAAGCTAATATTCCTTCCGGTGCAGAAATAAGAGAAAAGGCAGTAGCAGATTTTCATGGAGAGGCCGAATTTGCCCAGTCTGAAAAAAACTGCGGAGATGGAAAACTAGTTAGAAACGGATTATATTTAAAACCAGTTGTTTATATGGTTCAAGTAGTTAAATTAGATGATGAACCGTTAACAGATGTTGATATGATTAAAATCGACACGCAAGGGTGGGAATTAGATGTAGTGAACGGAATGAAAAAAATTATCGAAAAATATAAACCCTGGGTAATGATTGAAATCAATGAAGACGTCGATCGCTGTTGCAAAATTATGGAAGACTTTGGTTACGAATCAGTATGCATTAAAAGTAAAAGAAACTTTTTATGGGCGCCTAAAGAAGGACATAATAGTCCAAAAGATAAATCTATACTTAAAAGATATTTAGGACCAGGACCATACGCAGAAAAATACAGCGGCTAGTTATTAATAACAGTCCAGGCGAGTCCGGATAATAATTCTTCTCTAGTAAATTGACAGTAAGATAAATGATATAGCCATGCCAGTTTTTTATCATTGTCTGCTGGTTTAATATTTTCTAAATCTTTTATTTGATATTCATATAAACTTTTTGTTGCAGAATGACCTAACGGAATAGTTGGTATATTACACATAGCTGCTTCTACTAATGCATTTGATGAATATCCTATAACACAATAGGTGTTATTTTTAATAAAATCTTTAAAAGTATTAGTAGTAGTTCTTTCGCTTCGCGGCTCTGGTCTGGTTCTTATTCGTATATTACGATCTGAATATTTTTTAATTTCTACAATTGTCTGTCCTACCCACCCATCTACTGAACCTAGATTTAGTGTATGGCATATTTTTCTATCAGGAGGCACTATTACAATATCATCTCCTTGAGAAAAATTTTCTAGCGATAAATTTAATTTTTTCCATCGATCTGACGGTCTCTCTATTATTTTATTAATATTTTGAAAGCCGTCTACTGTAAGACGAAAAATAGTTTTTGTTTTACCGTTGCCAAAATAGGCACTATCAAAATTATAAAATCTTAATTTATATTTTTCACAAATTTCTAACCACTGAGGCTTAAAAAATCCAGCCCAACACATAGGTAAGGTTGTATTAGCATACATTTCATCTCTGCTCGGTACAAATTTACCACCACTTCCTATAGTAAACTCGTCGGCCCCGTATCCTGTGTTTTCGATACATATGAAATTAGTCATCGCCAATACGCCTCGGTTCGAACCACTTTTAAATCTTCTCTTTTACTTCTTCCTAATTTCTTTCTACCGCCTTTGAGATGATCCAACCAAGCACCCCAATCGCTGTTAATTAATGGATGACCTTCTCCTGAGCTCATACCCGGAGCTGGTCGCAGATCGTGTAAATGTGCAGCCCAATCTAACTGTCGCATTTGTGGAAACTTTACTCGTACAGCATCGAATACAAAACTATCGTGCCATTCGGCCAGTTGAAAAATTCCCTGTTCTGCTTGATCATAAAATCTTTGAAATTCTTTTAAGAATGCCTGTACATTAGGGCTTCGTAAGTTCATAGCATACAGTCCGCACTCTGAATATTTGCCTTTTCTTCCTAGGTAACATAGCTCAGAGTCTGCAGGAATCATTTTATACAGGTCTTGCACGGTGATCGGACTGTGGCAGATAGTATCAGCATCCATCCATACTAAAAAATCTGCATCTGTTTCTTTAGCACAGTCAAATATTGCATAGACCTTGTGTGCAAACCTTATAGCATGCCATTTAAATCCTTTGCCCGCATCTTTTCTTTTTGACCTAACAGGATCTCCACTGACATCACCGTTAGCTTTCGGTACATCTTTCCATCGATTTTTAAATGTCATTAACTCGGGAATTTCCTCAAGTCGTTTTAGAGTTACATGACTGTGATCTTTAATCGCAGGATTGCACATTTCTGGGTAGATATGAAGTTTTACCTCTGCAGGCCAATTGTCGCAGAACGAATCAATCATCCTCTGACCATATTCTTTTAGACCTTTTTCGTGAAATGTTGTAACTACTGCAATTTTCATTTTAATTTTTCCCATACATGAAATAAACCTTGTTTACTGGTACAGCCCCACCCAGTATCATACAAAGGTTTAGAAAATTCTCGTCCGATTGGTTCATCGCCTTCAATTATTATCTTTGAATTGTTTCTTTGCCAGAATTCTTTAACCATTTCAAATTGATTAAGTTGGTTGAGATCAAAAAATATTGCACCGACTTCTGTGATTGCGTTTAAATTATCAAAATTTTCTTTATACACTAAATTTTTTGCCTTTACAGTTGGAAAATTCTCATCAATCACAAATACAGTATTATAAATTTCTAAAATATTTTCAAGATTGCCGAATGCGGTGCCGATGACCACAGCATTGACCTGATTTTTATCTAATTTACGTAATCTTTTTTGGAGTTTGTTCATAATCATTAAATACTCTGTTATTTATAGGACTTTATGCGCTTCAAATTATATCGCGAGCACGGTGCGTTAAACAGTGTACCAGTTTTTGATGCCTTTGAACAAGGACTGAGGTCTCTTGGTCACGAAAGTGTCACAGAAAATGAAGATGTAGCTGTTATATGGTCAGTACTATGGTCTGGAAGGATGAAGGCCAACCGTCAAATTTATCATAATTGTAAAGCTCTTAATAAACCAGTGATCATTATTGAAGTAGGAAATCTCAAAAGAGGAACTACTTGGAGAATTTCACTAGATCATATCAACAATCAGGGAATATTCGGAAATAATCAGGACCTCGATCCCAATCGTCCTAGAAATTTAGGAATAAATTTACAACCTATTCAATCAAAACGTCGAGGCGAAATATTAATTGCCTGTCAACATCAAGATAGCCTACAATGGGAAGGTCAACCCCTCTTAAAAAATTGGTGTGAAGAACTCATAACTAAAATAAAACAACATACGCACCGAAGAATCATCGTCAGACCACATCCTAGATCACCCTTTACTTTTAAAATGTCAGGCATTCTATTAGAACGTCCTCAGCGTGTACCAAATACCTATGACGATTTTGATATTTTTTACAATTATCACTGTGTAATTAATCATAACAGTGGGCCTGCCATACAGGCCGCTATTCAGGGAATTCCTGTACTATGCGATTCGTCGAGTTTGGCCGCCCCTGTTTCAACAACATGGGAAAATCTTGACAATCCCCAACTACCCGACAGAAACGATTGGCTTTTAAAATTATGTCATACCGAATGGTCAGTCAAAGAAATTTCTCAAGGTATTCCTATTCAAAGATTACTACCAGAAATTACCAAAAAAATCAGTTGACAGCCACATTTCTAGGCAGTATACTGTTTAAATGTTAAAGTCTGTCTACGCAGAAGATTTATTTGAATCTTTCTATGAACTATGTCACAGTGAGAATTTATCTTGTCAACAGCAGGATCTTTCTCCTATGGAAAGTTTTTATCTTAAAATAATCAACGGCGATTCTTTAACTCAAAATCAGGCAAATTTTCTACTAAAATTACTAGAAAAATATAAAATCATTGCCGCAGCGGCAGGATTGGATTATATCAACGACCTAACTAATGTACAATGGCGGCAACCTTTTAGAGTTTTGGATCTGTCAAAGAAAATTTACGTAGAAAAAGATGATATCGGTCGAGTGTGGGTGCATTTAAAATTTCCATACCAGCTAAAAAAAGAGTTTGATACCGTGATTCACAGCGGTGTCGATCATTATAAAACATCTTTTTGGGATCCAGAGAAAAAAGTTCGATGTCTAAGCCTCTATGATTATAATCTTGTGCATCTCTATGAATTTGCACAAACACACAATTTTGAAATCGACGATACTTTTATGATCGCACTTAGCGATGTTGAAGAAATATGGCAAAATTCTGACCAAATTTTGCCGTTCGCCACGGTAAACAACGACACAGTATTTCTCAACAATGCTACAGAAGACGCTAAGACATTTTGGAATAATAAAGCCGTTGGCAGCTACAGTAACAATCTTTTATTGGCCAAAAATATGGGATATCTGTTTCAGGGTCAACCAACTAATACCATTGAAAAAATAGCCTCGAGTACTTCGAACTCTTTTTGGATTAAAACCAACAAGGAATTATTTTCTTTGTACAATACGATCACAGGTAAAATGGTAGTTGTATTAGATCGAACAGGAAATACGCTTGCTTGGCTTGATCAATTTATACGAGATGCAGATAACTCTGGAATATCTAGAAATGATATCAGGGTGTGTTTTCGAGAATCTAAGGGATCCGAAACTGGACTTAACAGTTGGATAAAACTTAATAACGTTGGCGGCAAAGTAGAGGATGGAAAGATTTTAATTTTTGAATATAAACCAGCTAAGTGGTTGTTTAAACAATCAGAAGATGTTAAAATGTTAGTAACTAACAACTTATATCCGCCGACAAATCAAATAACCAAAGATTGGTTTGAAAGCCACCCTTGTGTGTTTTATCTGGGAGATATTAAGCCGTCAGAACAAAGAGGACAAAAAATTGTCGAGTTGTAAATTAACAATTAAAGACGAAGTAAACATCAGGGTCGACGGACTCAGTGTAGAAACACGAAGAAAAATTGTCAACAAATTAAAATTCGATTTGCCCTATGCTCGTCATATGCCAGCATATAAATTAGGAAGATGGGATGGCACAAAAACATATTTTTCAATTGGTGGCACAGGTTATCTTGCTCATCTCGATATTATATTACCTATTATAACTGAAAGCGGTTACGAGATAGAAGTAGAAGATCTACGACAACCTCAAGATATTAAGTTTACTCCGGTTACAGAAAATTATTGGGCCAACGAAGGGAAGACTTGGCCGAAAGGACATCCGGCAGAAGGACAGCCGATTGTTCTTCGAGATTACCAATATGACGTTATTAATAAATTTTTAGAAAATCCACAATCATTACAGGAGGTAGCAACAGGTGCAGGCAAAACGATTACTACAGCGACATTGTCGCATCTTTGTGAACCGTATGGTCGTACGATGGTTATTGTTCCGAACAAATCGCTTGTTGTCCAAACTGAAGAAGACTACAAAAATCTAGGCTTAGATGTTGGTGTGTACTTCGGTGATAGAAAAGAACTAAACAAAACACATACTATATGCACGTGGCAGAGTCTTAATGTATTAGATAAGAAAAGTTATGACGAAGATAGCTTATCTCTGGCAGAATTCTGCGAAGGAGTCTGCGCTATTATCATTGACGAAGTACATCAGGCTAAGGCAGAAGTCTTGACAAAATTACTAACACAGAATTTTAAAAATTGTCCAATACGTTGGGGTCTTACTGGAACTATACCTAAAGAAGCATGGGAATTTCAAGGTATACTTGCCAGTATTGGTCCTGTAATTAATCAGGTGTCTGCACACGATCTACAAGAAAAAGGTGTATTAGCCAACTTACAGATCAACATTTTACAGACCAACGATGTTCAAGTTTTCCGTAGTTATCAGGACGAATATAGTTGGTTAGTTACCGATCCAAATAGACTAGACTGGATCAGCAAAAAGATTAAAGAAGTTAGCTTAACTGGAAACACTCTGGTATTGATTAATAGAATTGATACAGGTAACAAACTTATAGAGTTAATTCCCGATGCGGTATTTGTCAGCGGTGGAATGAAACTAGACGATAGAAAAGAGGAATATGATGAAATTAAAACTAGCGATGGCAAGATTATTGTTGCTACCTATGGTGTTGCTGCTGTGGGCATTAATATCCCTAGGATTTTTAATCTTGTGCTTATTGAGCCCGGTAAGTCCTTTGTTCGAGTCATCCAATCAATCGGGCGTGGTATTCGCAAAGCGGAAGACAAAGATCACGTAGAAATCTGGGACATCACATCAGCCTGCAAATACGCCAAGCGACACTTAACAGAGCGTAAGAAATACTACAAGGATGCAAAGTATCCTTTTACAATAACCAAGGTAAACATATGAGAATTTTAACACTAAACAACACAGCCTTTG